GATTAAACATGAGCCAAACAGAATAGGTGATCTGGCAGAGCATTATGCTGTAACTTGGTTGTGGGATAACGGTTATCATGTCTTTAAGAACTGCGGCTGTACAGGCCCAGTTGATATTGTTGCTCTTTCCCCTGAAGGAAAGGTAACGCTAATAGATGTTAAGTCTTACAAGGATGGAAGGCTATCATCAAAAACAGAACTACAAAAAGAACTAGGTGTACAGTATTTGCACTATAACTCACAGACACGCAAGTGTCGTTTTGTCAGGCACAGAAAATGAAATCACAACAGAATGTAGTAGAAGACATATACGAAATACTAAAGCCTCTCTGTGATGGGGAGTCTTTAGATCTATCTGAAGAAGCGATAGATAAGTTTGGCGATGATATGAAAAACACATTACGCCATTGGGCCAAGCCTACCGCCAGAGACTCTAACTTTACTTTGCGTATGTCTAACGTAGGTAAACCTGCCCGTCAGCTTTGGTATGACAACAGGGAAGAGAATACTTCTTCTGTTGCCCCTAGCACGATGATTAAATTTCTTTATGGTCACATCCTAGAAGAAGTAGTTCTTATGTTGGCTAGGCTGTCTGGACATGATGTAACAGATGAGCAGAAAGAAGTAGAGGTTGGCGGTGTTAAAGGACACATAGACTGTAAGATAGATGGTGAAGTTGTAGATGTTAAGACCGCATCATCCTATGCCTTTAAGAAATTTAAATATGGTACTCTGCCAGACGATGATCCTTTTGGTTATATAGCTCAGATATCTGGGTATGAACAGGCTGAAGGCACTAAGCATGGCGGCTTCCTTACAATCAACAAGGAGACAGGTGAACTGGCTTTCTATGCTCCTGATGATTTTGATAAGATAGATACAAAGAAGCGTATAAGCTCTCTCAAGAAATCTTTAAAATCTGATAAGCCTCCTGCAAAGTGTTATGATGATGTACCAGAAGGAGCTAAAGGCAACATGAAACTAAATCGGGGTTGCTCTTACTGCCCCCATAAGTTTATATGTCATGCTGACGCTAACGATGGGACAGGACTCAGAGGTTTTAGATACGCCAAGGGTGTTACCTATTTCACCAAGGTAGTCAAAGAGCCTAACGTAGAAGAGATACTATGAACGGTAGAAAAAGTAAACTGGCTAGGCGGCTTGCTAAAGACCTAGCTTTTGGCTGGCTCAAAACTCTAGTCAGCAAAGAAGAGGCAGAGAAGATAACCCAAGATAACTTCATGGGTCTTATGCCTAAACAAACTCATATCATGAACGAAGGACAGATGCGTTTAATGCCGAATACCTATAGGTGGTTCATCAAGCAGGTTAAAGCATCTGGCGTGGATAATATAAATGATAGAAAATCTGGATAGTATTGACCTAGCACATTTGATTGTAGCAACCAGTGCTTTTTTGTTGTCTAAGAATGCTGATATCTCTGAAGTTCCAGACTCTGTGATTGAAAGAATCTGTGATCTTTCAGATTACGAATTAGCTTTTAGGCTTGAGAGTACATTACATTGAAAAAATCAAAAGTCAGGAAGGGTTATAGAAAACGTAGAGTACAGCGTCCTGTAGAGAAGAATGTACCTACCAACTATGACTCTATATGGGAATACAATCTTCATCATGGCCTCTTGAAGGGGTGGAAGCATCATGACAGAAAGATTCCTTATGTAGTTAATCATGTCTATCACCCAGACTTTAGCAAAAAGATAGGAAGAAAAACTTATCTCATTGAATCTAAAGGCCGTTTCTGGGATTATTCAGAATACAGTAAGTACATTTGGATAAAGAAGATGCTACCTCCTAACGTGGAGCTAGTGTTTCTTTTTGCTGATCCTAATTCACCAATGCCTCAGGCCAAACGCCGTAAGGATGGAACCAAGAGAAGTCATGGTGAGTGGGCCGGAGCTAATGGCTTCAAGTGGTATAGCGAAGAAAGTATTCCTGATGATTGGGTAGATAAAGAATACAGAGAAAGCGAGAGATTCAAAGAAGAATACTTTGATATAGACAAGGAGCAAGAATGACTGACAACGTAAACAACCCGCCTCACTATAACAAAGGAGGCGTGGAATGTATTGAAGCCATTGAGAGCATGCTTACATCCGAAGAGGTTATAGGATACTTGCGCGGTAACAGCCTGAAGTACAGGTGGCGTTTCCGATACAAGAATGGCATAGAGGATTTATATAAAGCACGATGGTACGAAGATAGACTTATTAAGTACATAGAAAAAACTGGATGTAAGGTAAAAGAGGAACCTTACCTAGATCATTTAAAGGATCATTAGAATGACAACTAAAATTGGCGTACAAGACTACAAGGGAATCAAGATAGATTATTCTAGAGAGTCTCTGCTTGGTGATTTTGCAATCGCTACTTTAAAAGACAGATACTTCTGGGCTGATGAAGATCATGCTCAAGAAGCTTTCGCAAGAGCAGCTATATTTGGAGCAACTTATAATGAAACTACTGACTATGCTTTGGCACAACGGCTTTATGACTATAGTAGCCTACTTTGGTTTATGTTTAGCACTCCTATCCTTAGTAACGGGGGTACAAGCCGTGGCCTTCCTATCAGTTGCTTTCTTAATTATGTTCCTGACTCCCGTCATGGTCTATCTGCTCACTATGATGAGAACGTATGGCTCGCTAGTGGAGGTGGAGGCATCGGTGGATATTGGGGTGATATCCGTAGTAATGGCGTGGATACTTCTAACGGCAGTAAATCTACTGGTTCTATCCCATTCATGCACGTAGTTGATAGTCAGATGTTAGCTTTCAATCAGGGTGTTACCCGCAGAGGAAGCTATGCTGCCTATATGGATATCTCTCATCCAGAGATTGAAGAGTTTATATCAATGCGTAAGACAACAGGCGGCGATATAAATAGGAAATGTTTAAACTTACATAATGGTGTCAATATTAACGATGCCTTTCTGGAGGCAGTCAAGCGTGATGACGATTGGAGACTTATAGATCCTAAGACCAACACAGCCATTAAGACTGTATCTGCTAGGGATCTTTGGTGGCAGCTTATATCTACTAGGGCAGAGACAGGCGAGCCTTATATAGTAAACATAGATAGATGTAATGAATCTCTACCGGATGAGCAGAAGCTTTTAGGACTTAATATCAAGCAGAGCAACTTGTGTTCTGAGATAACGCTGGCTACTAACGAAGAACGGACTGCTGTCTGTTGTTTGTCTAGTGTTAATTTAGAATACTTTGATGATTGGTCTACGGTAGATACATTTATACCTGATCTAATTACAATGCTAGATAACGTAATCCAACACTTTATAAATCATGCTGTAGGAGAATGGCCTACAAATAATGAATACATGATAAACAAGCCTCTAAGCTTTGAAGAGTTTCAGAGCTGTTGTGACCCTGTAAAGATTGGATACTCCAAGGCTGCTTACTCAGCTTATCGTGAAAGATCTCTGGGTCTAGGAGCTATGGGCTTTCATAGCTATCTACAGTCTAAAGGTATACCTTTTGAGAGCATGTATGCTACTTCTTTCAACCATAAATCTTTCTCTCTAATAAAAGATCGGGCCGCTGCTGCTTCACGTATACTAGCTGAAGAGCGAGGCGAAGCTCCTGATATGTTAGGCAGCGGTAAGAGGAATGCACACCTTCTGGCTGTTGCTCCTAACGCTTCTAGCTCTATTATCTGTGGTGTTACTAGCCCATCTATTGAGCCTTTCAGGGCCAATACATTTACCCATAAGACTCTCTCCGGCTCATTCAGAGTCAAGAACAAGTTCTTAGAGAAAGAACTCAAGGTGATATTCCCCACAAAGGAAGAGCGTGAGAAGGTCTGGAAAGATATCGCAGCTCATGATGGCTCTGTTCAGCATATAGAAGAACTGTCTGAGGAAACTAGGGAGGTCTTTAAGACAGCTCCTGAGATCAACCAGATATGGATCATTGAACACGCAACTAACAGGCAGAAATACATCTGTCAGAGTCAGAGCGTTAATCTGTTCTTTGTTCCTCCTAAGTCTACTGCTGATCAGGAGACACACAATGCCTATCTACAGTATGTTAACGATGTACACTGGGCGGGTGCTAGGAATCTGAAGTCTATGTATTATCTCAGGTCAGACGCTGCAAGATCTGCTGAGAATGTAAATGTTAAGATTCCGCGCATCAACTTGTCTGAGGGGGAGTGCTTGAGCTGTGAAGGATAGAATACTTGTAGAAGTTAGATGGGAGGATGCTTGGACAGACTTCCAAGATGTAGATATAAAGAAGGCCAAGAAACTTAAACCAATACCAAGGACTACTGTGGGTTGGTTAGTTACTGAGAATGATAAGTGCGTTATATTATGTACTGACTACTACGACAAAGATAAATCAGTAGTCAACACACCAATTGTTATTCCTGCGGGTATGATAACTAATATGTACAAATACGATGTCATACAAACAATGTGACGATTGTGGTTGTAAAATGACTGAGATATTATTTTATGACCGCAGCGATGAAACAAAAAAACTTTACCATAAGGCATGGCAGTGTCCTTTCTGTCAGCTACGAATAGAAAAAGACAAGGAGAAGAAGTGAGTTTACTATCAACACGAGACTACTATAAACCTTTTGATCACCCTTGGATGTTTGATTATTACTTCCAACAGAATCAGATGCACTGGTTCCCTGAAGATGTGCCACTCCATAACGATGTAAAAGATTGGCAGGATATGACAGAGCAAGAAAAGAATCTACTGACTCAGATCTTTAGACTCTTTACACAGTCAGATGTAGATGTAGGCGCAGGATATATAGATAGGTATATGCGTATCTTCAAGAAGCCTGAGGCCCGTATGATGATGGGTTCTTTTGCCAACATGGAGTCTATACATCAACACGCCTATAGCTTGTTATTAGACACTGTAGGTATGCCAGAGGTTGAGTACAAAGCTTTTTCAGAATATGAAGAAATGTCAGACAAGCATGAATATATCAATGACCTGAAGATCTCCAAGACAGATAAGAAGTCTATCGCCAAGAACCTAGCGGTCTATAGTGCCTTTACAGAAGGGCTACAGTTGTTCTCAAGCTTTGTAATACTTCTTAACTTCCCGCGCTTTGGTAAGATGAAGGGCATGGGCCAGATTGTAAGTTACAGCATCAAGGATGAATCTCTACACGTTGAAGCTATGACCAAGCTCTTCCGAGAGTTTATACAAGAAAACATTGATATATGGACTGATGAGTTCAAGAAAGAAATCTATCAGTCATGCAGGGATATGGTAAACCTAGAACAAAAGTTTCTGGATCTGGTATTTGAGATGGGAGACATCCCCGGCCTTACACGCAAAGAGATGTCAGACTATGTTGAATATATTGCAGATCGTAGGCTGCTTCAGCTTGGCCTGAAGCCTAATTACAAAGTAAAGGATAACCCCTTGAATTGGCTTGATGATGTACTCGGTGTTGAACATCAGAACTTCTTTGAAGGTAGAGCAACCGCCTATATGAAAGCCGGACTCCGAGGGGATCAAGAAGGAATTACTTTCTCGTGAAGACAGGAAATATTGTCTCTATGGCAGTTCAGCTAGGGACTGACGGTAACATCTACTGTGAGTTTGCTGAGCTGCCCTTTGAAGAGATAGAAAAGATCTTTGAGGATAAGTATGAAGTATCCCTAATTCAGACTATTCATAAGTTTATGAACAGACGATTTAAGGATGCTTCGATATCTTTAGAAAAAGAAATACAGGCAGTTACTTCAACTATAATTTAGTCGGGGTATTTGTTAGTGCGTATCATCTGAGCAACTTCTATGGCTCTGTTGCCTACCTGCTTGGCCCATCGTGAGTCTAAGAACTCATCTGCTGCTTTGTCGTACTTACTCTGAGACATAAAGTCCAGAGCTTTTACAAAGTTAGCAAGCCTCGGCACTCCCATATTAAATGC